ACTATGAACGACCTTTTAATCTCCAAAGAAACCCCCCCGATGCAGAAATTCCAGATCTGGCAGTCCCTGGTAGAGTACGCAAGCCTCAAACCCCCCAAGGAAGCCGCAGGGCAGGGGCAGAACAGTCTGACGATCAACATCGCCGGGTTTGCCGCCGCGCCCCCTGGGACGACTCCGACGCCGATTATCGACGTGACACCGGAAACCAGAGCGATAGGACAAAAGAATGGGTATAAATCTACCGAATAACTGGACACCGCGTCCGTACCAGATGGAAGTCTTTGACGCGTTACGCGAAGGCAAACGACGCATAGCTCTTGCTTGGGCGCGAAGGACTGGTAAAGACGATTTCGCGCTCCACTACACGGCCTGTTTAGCGATGCAGCGCGTGGGCAACTACTGGCACTTACTCCCGCAAAGTAATCAGTGCCGCAAGGCTATCTGGGACGCGGTGAACCCCCACACCGGTAAGAAGAGGATAGACGAGGCGTTCCCGCACGAGATTCGGGCCAACAAGCGTGAGCAGGATATGTCGATCCACTTCGTAAACGGATCGACGTGGCAACTCGTGGGCAGCGATTCGTTCGACGCACTCCTTGGTTCCCCTCCCGTGGGCCTTGTGTTCTCCGAATACGCCACCGCTGACCCGAGAGCATGGGCGATGCTCAGGCCAATCGTCACCGAAAACAATGGTACAGCGATGTTTATCTCTACGCCTCGTGGGAAGAACCACTTCTATAAACTTTACGAGATGGCGAAAACCGATCCAATGTGGTTCGCTTCAAAAGTGACCGCTTTGGAAAGCGGCGTGTATACTATCGAGAAACTGGCGCAGGAAAAGAAAGAACTTATATCGGAGTACGGTCCAGAAGAAGGGATGAATTTGTTCCGGCAGGAGTACGAAGTATCCTTCGACGCTCCCATCTCCGGTTCCTACTACGCCTCCATCATCGACCAACTTGAGACGGACGGGCATGTCCTATCCGTTCCCTACGACCCGGCGTTGCCCGTCACCACAGCATGGGACTTGGGTGTGGGCGACGCAACGGCGATCATCTTTTTGCAGTACCATCATACCGAGATTCGCGTTATCGACTGCCTGGAGGCGTCTGGGGAAGGACTGCCGTACTATGTCAAGTGCCTGAAAGACAAGCCCTACACCTACGACCAGCATATCATGCCGCACGACATCCGGGTGCGTGAGCTTGGCACCGGCAAGTCGCGGTACGAGCAGGCGTTGGCGCTTGGAATTAAGCCCATAACCATCTGTCGCAACCTCCCTGTGGACGACGGGATCAACACCGTGCGGACGACACTGCCGAGAATGTACTTCGACAGGGAGAAGTGCGGGCCGCTCATCGAGGCGCTGCGTGGATACCGAAAAGAATACGACGATGTGCATAAGTGCTACAAAAACAAGCCGGTGCATGACTGGACGAGTCACTACAACGACGCACTAAGAATGGCTTGCGTTGGGTATAGACAACCTGTTAAACTGAAAACAGTATCTGAGATCATGGCCAACCACAGATACACGGGGGTGTGGTAAGACCGATGGCAAAGCCCAAGGTAGCGAAGGACCGCGATATTATCGACGAGGCGATGCGTCGGTTGAAGCGGTGCGTAGAGGCCGAGGCGCATAATCGAGCCGCTGCTGTGGAGGACTTGGAGTTCGCCAATGGAGAGCAGTGGCCTGCGGCGGAGATCGCACGGAGGAAAATCAGCGGGCGACCGATGTTGCAGTGCAACTTGTTGACGAAGTACATCGACCAGGTTGTAGGCGACATGCTCCACAATATGCCGTCTGTCAAGGTTCGGCCCGAGGACAGCAGAGCGGACATCAACATCGCCAAGATCCGGCAGGGGGCGATCAACAACATCTTCTACCTGTCCAACTTCAAGGGCATATACGGATACGCGGCGCGGCAGCAGGTGACTTGCGCCTACGGCGCGTGGCGGATACTCACGCGGTACACTGAGGAGAATCCGTTTCTCCAGGAAGCCTACATCAAGGGGATACGCAATCCTCTCCTTGTCTATCTCGACCCTGACGCGCAGGACCAGTTCGGCGCAGATGCCAAGTTCGGGTTCATCTTGGAAAAGATTCGCCTTGACGAGTTCAAGCGGCGTTACCCAAGAGCGAAGATGGTCTCCGACTCCCTTCCTGCGGGTGGAGAACTCGGCAACGAGCACTGGTACGACGGCGAGACCGTAACCGTCGCGGAGTATTTCACGGTTGAGGAAAAAGAAGTCGAGATGTTTCAACTCGCTTCCGGCGAAGTAGTGACGCAGGAAGAGTTCGACGAGAAAGTCAGTCAATGGCGGGAGCGCAACGAAACGCTCCTTGCCAAGCTACCGGCTGCGGTAGGAAGCACTGTTCCCGGCCAACCCCCAGGTGCGAACCAGGTGCCCCCTCCTCACCTGTCAGCGCCAACTCAGGCCGGTGGAGCAGGACCGCAGCCGGTTGCATTTCAGCTTCAGGCGGAGCTTGAGCAGTTGGGAGCCGAGCCGAAGATCGTTCGGAGCCGGATGACGAAGGTAACGGACATCCGGCATCGCGTCATCACAGCGGCAGAGATCATTGAGGGCGGTATCGAGGGGAGTAAGTTCCCTGGCAAGTACATCCCCATCGTGTTGTCGAAGGGAAAGGAACTCAACGTCAACGGCAAGAACTACAATTACAGCCTTATAAGGAACGCAAAAGACCCGCAGAAGCTCTTCAACTATTGGCATAGCGCGGCGGCAGAGTACATCGCTCTCGCACCTAAAGCCCCGTGGGTCGGTACGGCCAAGCAGTTCGAGGGGTATGAAGCGGACTACGCAGCAGCCAACGTTGAGAACATGCCGTTCTTGAAATACAACGCAGACCCCGACACGCCGACTCCGCCGCAGAGGAACGGCGCACCGCAGGTGCCAGACGCCATCTTCGCGCAGATCAACCGCGCTGAGGAGTTGGTGAAGAGCACCATCGGCATGTTCAACGCCGACGTGGGCGCGCCGGGGTCGGAGCAGACTGGGGCGGCGATTATCGCCCGTCAGCGCCCTGGAGACGTGGGCACTTACGAGTTCTCGGTCAATATGGCACGGGCCGTGGAGCACACCGGTCGTATTTTGAACGAGATCATTCCCGAGATCTACGATTCGGAGCGCGATATCCGGCTTCGTTTCATGGACGAGACGGAGACGTTCGTACCGGTCAACACGACGGTAGACGCCGCGCTTCGTGCTGTGAAGGGCAACCCCGAGGCGTACAACGGGCTTGATGTGGATGAACTTCGTGAGATGGCGAGGACAGAGGGGCGGGAAGCAAGGTTCAACGACATCACAGCGGGGAAATACGGCGTTGTCGTGACGACCGGGCCGTCCTACGCCACGCAGCGGCAAGAAGCGTCTCAGGCGTTGCTCATGCTGATGCAGGCCGCGCCGCAGGAGATGTCTACGGCGCTTGACCTCGTTGTGAAAAATCTTGACTTCAAGGACGCGGACGAGCTTGAGAGTCGTCTGCGCAAACCGCTCCTCGCCAAAGGTATCATCGAGCCGAGAGCGGGGGAGAAAGTCCCTGAGATCCCACCCGATCAGGCGGCGCAGGCGGAGATGGCCACTGCCCAAGCGCGGGTTCAGGTCGCTCAGGTGGCGTTGGAGCGCGAGTCGTTGCAGGTGCAGGAGGCGGCGCTTCGTCTCAAGGCGGAGATCGCTAAGATCCAGGCGGCGACAGGGAACAAGATCGACACGACGATCATCGACGCCATTGAGAAAGAGCGCAAGCACTCCATCGAGGCAGCGCGGGTCATGCTGGAGAGGGATCGACTCGATCATCAACGAGAGAAGGACAGAATGGAGATTTCGTTGAAGGCAGTCAACCAGTTCCAAACCAGACGTTCAAAAACCAAGGGAGGAATGTAGATCATGGCACCGGAAATCGAAACCCCCGTCACGACCGATGTGGCGAACGCCGAAACTGCGGCCCCGGCACCCGCACCTGAGACCCCCGCAGAAGTTACTGCGCCCGCCGAGAACGCGGCTCCGGCACCCGCGACCGAGGAACCTGAGAAGCCGTCCAAAGCTGTTTCGGAGTTGATCGCACAGCGCAAGAAACGGCAGGAAGCCGAAAAGGAAGCGGCGTACTGGAAAGGTGTTGCGGAAGGTCGTATCAAACCGCAAACTGATCCCGCGCCTGCTGCCCCGGCCCCGGATGGCGCGCCTGTACCTCTGGTTGCCCCGAAGATTGACCAGTTCGAGACCTACGAGCAGTACGAAGCGGCCAGGGACACGTATTTGATCGAGAAGGCCAAGCACGATTTCCGTATGGAACAGCAGGCGGAGCAGCAGCGGCAAGCGCTCGTAGAGATGGAGCAGAAGTTCGCGCAGAGGATCGAGTCGGCGGCGAAAGAAGACCCCGCGATTCTCGATCTTTTGCAGGACAGGACGCTTCCGTATAGCCCTACGATGGGGTCCATTGTTAAGGACTCCGATGTTGCTCCTCAGTTGCTTCGTTGGATAGACCAGAACCGGAAAGACGCGGCGCGGATTGCGATGCTCCCGCCGTTGCAGGCCGCTCGTGAGCTTGGAATCGTCGAAGCGCGTATCAAGTTCGCTTCGAAGCCGGAGCCGGTGCGCAAAGTGTCCGCTGCCCCGGAGCCTGTAGCCCCTGTAGTCCCATCGTCCGGGGATATGGTGGATGAAGCGGACTTGCCAATGCCCGAGTATTATAAACGGCGTTCCTCGAAACTTTACGGGAAACGCTAAACCCAGACAGGAGATAAAAAGTGCCTACCAATACGCTTCTCACCCCCGCACAGATCACCAAGGAGAGCCTTATGGTTCTCCACAACTCCCTTGGCTTTGTCAAGGGGATCAACCGGGAGTATTCCGATCAGTTCGCCCGCACTGGCGGAAAGATCGGGAACACCATCAACATCCGCAACCCGAACCGGTTCGCGGTTCAGCAGGGTCCGGCCATCGTTCCGCAGGCGGTCACGGAGTCCTACGTCGCCTTGACCCTCAACCGGCAGTGGGTTGTTCCCCTCACGTTCTCCAGCCAGGAACTCACTCTCTCCATCGACGAGTTCCGGGAGCGGTACATCGTCCCGGCGATGGCGAAGCTGGCGTCGACCATCGACTACGACTGCTACAAGGCCGCGATCACCGGCACCTTTGCTGACGGTGTGGCGGTCGGCGGCGGCGCGGGTCCGGTCAACTTCTCCATCGGCACTCCCGGTACGACCCCCGGCACCTCGGGTGGGTCGGCTACCGGGCTGCTTCAGTACAACTCCCCGGCGATCTACCTCAACGCGGGGCGCATCCTCGACATCAACGCGGTGCCTCGGGACAAGAACCGCACCGTGTGCATCGACCCCGCCGCGAACGCCATGTCGGTCGGCGGGTTGTCCGGTCTCTACAACCCGCAGGGCGTCATCTCCGAGCAGTATCGGAACGGCCTGATGGGGAACGGTCTCGGGTTCGACTTCGTGATGGACCAGAACGTCTACACGCACACCTCCGGCTCGCAGCTGAACACCACGCCGGCGACGATGCAGGCGACCTGGGCGTCTGGGGCGAACTTCTCGTGGACGGTTCACTCGTCCGACAACGGCAAGACGTTGAAGGCCGGTTCGACCTTCACCGTGGCGGACTGCTACCACGTCAACCCCGAGACGCAGCAGAGCACGGGCGTTCTCGCGCAGTGGGTTGTGACGGCGGACACGGATCTCGCCACCGGCACCGTCTCCGTTCCCATTTCTCCGACCCCTATCGTCGCGGGTCCGGGCGTGGTCAACGGCAACTGCTCCGTAGCTCCGACTTCGGGCAAGGCCATCACCATGACTTCCGGGACGAATTCGGTGGCGTCTCCGTGCAACCTCGCGTTCCACAAGAACGCTTTCACCCTCGGCACGGCGGACCTCGAACTTCCTCCGGGTGTTGAGGCGCATCGTGAGTCGTATGACGGCATCTCCATGCGCTATCTGCGGCAGTACGGGGCGATGTCGGATTACACGGTCTATCGTATCGACGTGCTCGGTGGGTTCTCGGTGCTTCGCCCCGAACTTGCCGTGAGAATCCAGGGATAAGGGAGAAACATACATGGCTACCACTCCGGCTTCTATGGCAACGGAAATCAAAGCGGGCGGCACTTGGCCGACCGGTCAGCGGGCTTCCGCGAATCAGGCGGCAGTTGCCACGACCGCTGCGGTGTCTTCTTCGCCGTGGGGCTTTTCCACGTCCACCCAGGCCAATGCAATCGTGACGTTGGTGAACGAAATACGCACGTCGCTCATTGCGGCGGGCGTCATGAAGGGCAAGGCGTAAGAGTCGTCCTGATTCATGGGCGGGGGGCTTCGGTCCCCCGCCCCTGCTTTCAACCTCGGAGGAGGGAGGCAGTACATGAAGGTAATGATCGCCATTCCATCATATCGGGGGCTGGAGTGCCCGCAGTTTCTTGATTCGCTGCTCGACACCGGCTATTTGCTGAAGGAAAAAGGCATCCCTTACGTCCTGACGATTGTGTATGGACACAGCTACGTGCAGGCCGCTCGGAATGATATTGCTTCGCGGTTTCTGGAGAGCGATTGCGACAGGCTGATTTTTCTCGATGAGGACATTTCCTGGGAACGGGCCGCGATGGAGGCGTTGCTGGCGTCCGACAAGCCGATCACCGCTGCGGTGTACCCGCAGAAGACGGAGAGGATTTCCGGGTTTCCGATGCCGGTGGTGCCGATCTGCAACGACGCCGGGGTGCCGTTGGTGGATGGTTCCTACCTTCGCGCCGTCCGTGCCATGACGGGGTTCATGTGCATCCGCAGGGAGGTTTTCACCGAGATCCAGGCGAAGTTCCCGGAACTTGCGTACCGTGTTTACGGGGAGGACGGCGTACTGGAGATGTTTGATTTCTTTCCGCAGGGGGTACATG